TCATTAATATTATCAATCTTTTCTGAAAGAGAAACATTCTCTATTTTGTAAATATCACTAATAATTTTTTCTGTCTCTTCTATATAAGAGAGATAGTCTTTCTTTTTTCTTTTAAGTTCATCAATCCCTTCTTTAATAGGCTCTTTTGCCAAAGTAATCTTTTCATACGGCGCGCGCACTGCCTGATACACTTCCGTACTACGAGACCAACTTCCAATCGGGATAAAAATGCCATTTTTTTCTACAAAGAAAAATTTATAACTTGACATATCAACACCTTCTTTCTTTTTTCTAAAATAACTATAACAAGAATTTATAAAAAAGTCAAATTATTTTAATTCTCTACTTCCTTAGTTGTCTTATAATCAAACATTAAATCTGTGTCATACTCAGGAGGCGCTGCGCCTTCCCCAAGTTCAAGAACGGGAGACGTAGAAATTTCAGAAAGAAAATTGATTGAAATTATATTGTCTTTTCCATATTCCCCCTCAAGATTCTTTAAAGCATCACAATAATCTACTCCATATACTATACCCTTACCAGTTGTTGTTTCATTATCAATTTCGTCCCAATAACGAATCTTAAATTCAAATATTCCCATAGATTTTTCTCCTTTTCTTTTTTCTATACTTAGTATATATTAAAAATAGAAAAAAGTCAAATTTTAAAAGAGATAGGATGATTGTTTTAATATATCTCCTATATTAAAATTAAAGTTAATATGTCCCCTCAATGAACTCATAATAGTTTTACCTTGATTTCGACCTACCGTTAATAGTTCAGGTTTAGTATAATCAAGGGTTGGTTTTTCACCACCAAGAGCTTCCAATTTTGCTTCCCAAAATTTTTTGGCATTACTATCATATGCAAAAGATGCAGAAGAAGTATTTAAGGTAAAATGTATTCCAAAAATTTCTTTCTTTAAATTTTCCATCATATCTATTGCAGCTTCAAGAACCTTACTAACTGGGAATAATGTTCTCGCAGATAAAAAATAAAATACGTTAGAAGCTTCTATATTTAAATCGCTACTATCTGGTTCTAAAGACATCCCGATAAGAGCTTGAATCCCCTCTGAAATCATTATATTAATTGCTTCTTGTAAACCACCAAGTCCTTTACCATTTTCAAAAGTACCATTGTTATCTTCTATATATCGAGTCTTTTTTACCCCTTTACCTTTATCAGTAAATGATTTAAAATCATTACTATCATGTTTACTAAACCATGCTAGGTTAGCAATATAGTACGCCATTGTTTTAACACTTGTTTCATCTATGATAGTTTTCTTATTTAAATTATCTAAAATAGTAAGTACACTATTATCTACCATTTTTATACTACGCCACATTTCTTGATTTACCAAATGTTCATCAGCCTCTTCAAGTTTTTTTAGTGCGTAATTTTTACTTTGAACTCTAAAAATTTTTGTTCTTCCATCTTTACCAACTAAAGAAATTATATTATCAGTTTTTGATTGAGAACTTTTTTCACTATTGTCAAGACTATAGTCGGTCATTTTAATTGTCGGCGCGACCTCTTTAAATTCTTCTGCGATCATAGCTTCAGTCTTTTGTCCAACATCTGTAATAGTTACATTTATTCCATTTTCAGCTACCGCAAAACTTATCATTCCTTCGCCGACCATACCCAAAATATTTTTTATATCAACCAAAGTTTTATTTCTAAAAATACTTTCATATATATTATCTGCGTATTTTTGTCCAATACTGCGCAGAGTCTCCCCTTCTTTCATAACATAAGTTTTCCCGCTATTCTTAGCTTTTTCTTCAAATTTTTTAACAAATTCATTTTTAAAAGTTCTTTTAGAAATTTCAAATCTTATAGATTTTTTAAAAAGAGAATCTACAAACTTATGCATCTTACTATCTTTTGACTTCGCCTCTATGACCGCTGCCCTAGTCCAGTCTTTTAAATCTTCTTCTAAAGCTTTCTGCATATGACTACTTAAAATACTATTTATATCACCAACTCGCACTTTTGTATCACCAGCTCTAGAAAAATATTGTTGCAATCCACTTAAAATCGTTTCTTTTGCATTATTCAATTCCATTGATTCAATCGAGGGCAGATATTTTATAAGTTCATCTGACTCATCAGAAAAAGCTTCATAGACGTGTTGAGACATTGATTTAGTCATTTTGGGTATTATTGTACTAAGAAAACTACTGTCTGCCAACACAGATTGTGCCAAATGGTTTAATTTTTGACTATCTTTATCTCCAAACAAAACTCTATTTAATTCTTGAAAATCATGTACTCCACAAAAATCATATAGTTCTTGTTCATAAGCTTGTAATTGTTTTATCCAGTTTTTAAAAACAGCTTTAGTTTCATTGACCTTTTCATCTGCGACAGTTCCTCGTTTATTATCTCCAAAAAATTCATTTACAGAACCTACAAGATGAAGAAGATTTGAGTGAACATAAGGTTCATCCAAACTTATCAAAGTTTCAAGTGCCATTTTACAACTCCTAAAAAGGTCTGACTTTCGCCAGACCTTATTTTTAATCTAATAAATTACTTAAATTGGCTACCGCACTTCTATGTGAAGTTGCTAAATATACGTATCCAAATAATGGATTACCTTGTAGTCTATCTACCATTAATTTAAAACCATTATCCTTATCAAAAAGAATGGAATCAGTTTGTTTATGATCGTCGCCATTTAGCCACAACTCGCTTCCTTGACCTATACGACTAAGTAGAACTTTGGCTATTGAACTATCCATATTCTGTGCTTCTGTAACATAAACAATACTGTTTTCAAAAGACCGGCCTCTTATAAAGAGTAATGGCACCATTTCAAAGCGTCCTTCTTGAACAAGTCGCTGAATACCTTCCTCTCCACCTATTTTATCATAGAGCGGCGCCATTGTCCAGCCTAACTTTTCTTCTATACCGTTTGGTAGATAACCAATTTGAGGAACATTAGCTAAAGTAACATTTGGTCTAACAAAAATAATTTTATTAAAAATTCCTTTTTCAATCAGCATCAAGGCTTGATTAAACATTAGGAAGTCTTTTCCGGAGCCATATACGCCCCTGATTACCTTTACTGGAACATTTTTATTTTGTAGTAAATCAATCGCACAATATTGTGCGGGATCAAGAGGTTTAATTGTTCCTGTATAATCATTAGTAATGCAAGGATATTTATCTATGCGGCGCATTACACCATCTGTTTTACAAAAATAGTCTACAACCTCTTCTTTTTCTTTAACGATTAAATACTCGTTTTCTTTAAAATTTTCAGAATTATAGGTTTTATTATATAAAGCATTTAATTCAGAGTCAGTTAACTCTAAAACCCTATATCCATTATACTGTTCCAAGAGTGAGCCTCCTATAGTAAGATGTCTATAGATTTTACTAATTCATTTACTACTTCATATTTTATAGCTTCATCCACATAAATATACCAATCGCTTTTGATTTTTTCTCGAATTACCTCTTCAGGATATTTAGTGTTATTTATATAAAAATCTTCCATCTTTCCTACTTGGATTCGATAATCTTCCATAGCAGCTTGAATTTCGTTATAATTACCTTCAAGGTTCTGACAGGAACCTCTATGAAAGATAAAATAAGCGTTGGGTAGTGCGTATCTTTTATGGCAACTCAAATAAATAAGACTCGCCGCAGACGCTACTAAACCGATTGCAATTCCGTAGACAGGTGTTTTAGAAAGTTTTATAATAGAAACAATAGTTTCCTCTACATCAAGCGAACCACCAGGACTACTAAAAAAGATTCTTATAGGTTTTCGTTCACTAATCTCTAAATCCCTATCTTCCTTATTCCATTTCAAAATAGATGGAACTACATCATCTAATGTGGCGCCAGTGATGTCACCGTCAATCCACAAGATTCTATTTTTAAAATCTTCATAGTACTGAAGTAGTGCTGGGTCAGGCAGTTTTAAATTAGCATCACCTGAATCTCCAATTAAGAAATCTATAAAACTTTGATCCATAGGTTAACTCCTTTTATATATATTTTCTATAAATAAGTAGACTTTTTCTTAAAGAGTGTCTATTATTTTAATAATGCCGCAGGGTTAATCCTGCGGCACTATTTTTAGATATTAGAAAAACCTAAACATATCTAAAACAGGGTCAAAAGATTTTTCATCTATCGACATATGAAAATATCCATAATCCTCAATAAATTCCTTGAGCATTTTATGGTAGTGATTGTAAGCCTCTTCTACTTCCTTAGCGCGCGCCTTACGTTCACTGGCTTTTCTTTTCTTCTCTTCCTCTTCGTGTTTTGTCTTTTCTTCATAATCCTTTTCAGCCTTAACACAGTCAGCCTCAGAATCATAAAAAGCTTTAAGTTTTTCAGAATAAAATTTCATCACAAATCCTCCTATTAATTTGTTTTTTACTATCCTATTAGTATATATGAGATAGTTGCCTCCTCACTCATTTCTTACCTACCAAAAAGCTATGCGCATCTTGCTTTTTAGGCAACCTTCCATTGTATAATTAGTCATTTCTAAAAAAGAAAAGACTAATAAAAGAATCTTCTGAATATTGTTCTAAAGTACCGACCCAGCCAAAGAAGTTCGGCAAAAGATTATTAAAAACATAATCATATCGCGTATGTACTTTATATCGTTTATTTGCTCTAATTTCATCTTGATTAATAACTTGAATTAGTCCAACATTACTATCATCTAAACCATATTCAATTAGTTCAAGAGTATTCATATCTATTTTAGAGCGCAAAATTTCATAAATTTTTTCAAACTCTTTAACAGAGACTTGTTTATTAAAAATTTGATAACTTGCATTCTCCAGTCCAGAACAAAATAGACAGTGATTACAATTTTTACAAAAACCGCAAAAGTAACATTCAACCAAGTCATTTGATTGGTAAATATAACCGCATGATTCTAAGTTATTTGAAAATAAAATATTTTTAGACCATTGAATTTGTGTTGAGTCTACCACGTATGATGAAGATTCAATCTCAACACTACCACTTATAAAATTACTTTGATTTACAGTAACAGAATGTAGTATCTCGTGCGAGTTAGTTATATCTACTGAAGAATAAACATATTCACTTTCTTTAACTATCTCACTTTTATCAACAAAATTACTATCAATAATCTGTTTTGAATCAAATACAGTATTACAATTAATAATATTATTACTTCGCCAAATATGCTTGCTTGTTAAATCTATCTTACAACGCTTTAAATAAACCTCTATTTCATCATTATCTAAATCAAAATATTGTTTAATAAAAAAGAGGTCTTTATCTGTTAAAAGGTCAGTTTCCATCAAATCAGCGCAACTAATGCCGTTAGGGTAGTTTTCCTTTATATAGTTATATATAACTGATCCATAAAGCCATCTGTTATCTAAATACTCTTCTGTATCTGAGTTCTTATATTTCTTTAAAGACTCTAAAAAGTCTAAGGTAATTATCATACTTCTTCAAAAGGGGTTCGGATAACATTTCCTTCCCCGTCCTCCTTGTAATCATAGGGGAATTTCTGTTCGTTCATTACATATTCCATTCTTTTATTTAAGAGCTTGACAAACTCTCTCGTGTTTTTATCATTTTCAAAGTAGGGAATAACATATTTATTGTTTTTTCCAACTAACTCCGCGCCAAGAATATCTCTCGCAAACCTTAAATATTTTGCATAACTAAGATTTAAAACCCTACACACAAAAACATTATAGGATCCACTGGTGCCAGTTGGAAAAAGGAACTTTTCATGGTTAAGACGTATTAAATATTTTCCTTTAAAAACAGGACTTTCGTCTAAGTAGAAAAATTTTTCCATTATAATTCTAGCTCCTTCCATAATTCCTTAATCTCTTCTACTTCTTCATTCGATAATACACATAAATCTCCCCAGTCATTTGTTCTAAATTTCTTACTGTCAAACTCTGGGAGAGGCTCATTAAATCTAACTATTTTAACTGTATCAACCTCTTCAAAATTATCTATAATATACTTTTTTATAGTAGAGGGACAAAAACCAGTTGCTCGCGCCACTGCCGCATATGTCTTGTATTTCTTATAAAGTCGATTAAACTCTAAGATATTTTCATGCGTAACGATCCTCATATCATTTTCCCCTTTTCTCATTTCTATAAATAGAATACCACAATTTTTCACCAAAAGCAAATTTTCAGAAAGTTTTCCTTATTAAATAATACGCGCGAGTGCGTGCGCGCGATTATAAAAAATTTTTTATAAAAAGTCAAAATTAAAAAGGGCAGTATTTCTACTGCCCTAAATTTTAAACTCTTTTCGTAAATTTTAACATGATCCAACCAGCGCCACTTTTCAGTTTACCCCATTTATTACCATTACTGTCGGCAGCTTCATCAACGATAGTATAAACACCATTGTCGGTAATAACGCCATTGATTGGATAGTTTGTTCCCGGACCTGTTCTATAATTGAGTCCTGTGCGCGCTGTAACCTTTACTGTATAAGCTTTAAAGACATCGGGGCCTTTACCTCCCTCGACAGCCTTTAAATATTTTACATTAATAGGACTCATAATCTCATTAGTTTTTTCTTCATTTTCATTAATAACTGCACGGTCTCCACTAAGTTCCTTTACATACCAATTTTGACTCTTAACCCACTTTGGAATAGAACTTCCATTATAGTAAGTTGCGTCAGAAGCAATAGAACACAGGGAACCAACCTTTATATTAGTAGAAGGTGCGGGCGCGGGAGCTGGTGTTGGTGCCGGCGCAGGAGCTGGCTTATCTTCACCTAAGATTTCAGCCACCCTATTTCTAATAGTATCCATGTTAATTCCAAATTTTGGAAACCAATGAAGTACATCTGCGTGATCGCTACCAAGACCAAGTCTATAGCTATCTTGATGGCATAAAATAACAGGAACATTAATTCCATTATATTTAGTAGTTCCCTTCGGATTTAAATTAAACTTTTTACACAGATAAGCTGTAAGCTGTGCGGCCTCTTCAACTACCTGTTTAGCATAGGTAGCATTATTTGTACTATCTTCACATATCTCAAACTGAATCCAACCATTATTACATGAACCATTTTTACCAGATGCACATCCCCAAGGTCTATAATTCCAGGGCATGGTTTGCACAGTGCCTACAGTGCCATCTGCAAGTTTTCCAACCCAAGCGTTTAAACCAATATCTACTTCAGTGTGGTTCCAGTCATTTCCATATTCATTTTTTCCGATTAATTTAAGTAATTCTGTACGGTTCGGCGCACCATCATCCGGTTGTACATAACGTCTGATTTCTGGATTATTAGCGCCAGTGCTATGCCAAAGGATACCTTTAATTTCCATAGTTCTTGTCTTTCGGTAACAAGTAGATTGTGTCATCATACATTCTACTGGTTTATTTTTATCTGTATATTTCATTTTATCACTCCTTAAAAGCCTTTTGGTTTGTTATTGTTTATTTCAGATTCTATCTTTGCTAAGATATAATTAGATAGATCTCCATATGCTTCCTCAAGTGTTTTTCGCGCTTCTTCAGAAAGAATCTTATAAACATTTTCAGAAGTTTTCTTTAAAGCCTGTTTCTGGGCTTCTTTTGTGAAAGCATCTTGCTTCTTTAATTCACTTACATAGGTTTGATTTGTAGCTGCAACGCAATCTGTTATTATGTTAGAAAGCATTTCTATATATTTCTTTTGTAGATCACTATTGCTTTCTTCTAAATATTGTTGTTTTTTAACATTGATTGCTTTTATTGCGGCGGTCACAAAAATTCCTAATAAAGGAATAATCAAAGTTTGACAAATTTGATTTAAAAGCTCTGCCCAATCCATTCTCTGTACCTCCTTGTGATAATTTTATACCTAAATAAAAGTAGTATTCTCTTTTTTTATTTTCATAAATTTGACTTCTTCAGAAAATTTTGTTATAATTAAATAAAATAAAATAGAGAGGTATCACTATGGTTGATAAAGATAAATATTATGATGGAATAATTAATGTTGCCATTATAAATTTTTTCACTCTTGGTAAAGAGACAAAAGTTCTTGTTATAGAAAATTATGATAAAAAAAATTTGTCTCACAAATGTATTTTAAAAATAGCCAATATAGTTCATAACGTATTTGGGTATGAAATAAAATTGAAGCTTTCTCCGCTTAACTTTATTAAGTTTAAATTAAAAAATAGAAAAACGGAGATTAAAAGATTTAAAAAAGGTACTGGTACTTTTGTCGATATAAATAAATTTATTAATGATATAGAAGAAGCAAATAAGGATAAAGGAGTCTTTAGAGAAATTTATAAAAATTTTTATGAGGAAAATAATTAAATGAAAATTTATACAGATGGCGCTACTTCTTTTAATGGATATGAAAATGCTGTAGGTGGATGGGCTTATGTTGTAATAGATGAAAACGATATTATTATACAAAAGGGTCGCGGAAAAATTCCTGGCGGTACTAATAATATATGTGAAATGACAGCAATTCTAAAAGGCTGTGAAGCGGTAAGTCATTTAAAGGAACCGCATATTATTTTTAGTGATAGTAGCTACTGTATTAATTGTTATTTGCAAGGTTGGTATAAAAAGTGGGAACAGAATGGGTGGAAAACTAGTTCTGGCACTCCTGTTAAAAATATAAATTTATGGAAAGAATTGCTTCCCTATTTTAAAAATGAACTTTTTGATTTTAAAAAAGTAAAAGGACATTCAAACGATAAGTGGAATAATTATGTGGATAATGAGGCTGTAATGGCCAAGGAGTTATAATGGTAAATTTAATAATACCTGTTTATAAATCATTAGATACCTTACCAAAGGCTTTAAATTCTTTACTTGCGCAAACGAAACAAATGTTTTTAGTAACTTTGGTGCAAGATTGTGATGGAGAAGATTATAGTTCTATAGTTAAAAAATATAGAGGACTAGGGTTAAAATGCACTTTAGTTAAAACGCCCCACAATGGCGGCCCTGGGTATGCGCGCCAGTATGGTATTGATTTAAATAAAATGTGTGATTATATTATGTTCATGGATGCTGATGATATGTTGATGCCAAGAGCTATAGAGGTATTATATAGTGAGGCAAAAAGAAATAATGCAGACATAATTTATTCTGATTTTATGTTAGAAAAAAATCATCAACCACCTGTCCTCATGACAGCGCGCGAGACATCATGTACTTGGCTGCATGGAAAAATCTACAGAGCCGAATATCTAAAAAGAAATAATATTAGATTTTTGGACGATTTACGTTTTAATGAAGATGCCTATTTTAATGTTGTGGCTTTTAATTGTACTAAGAATAAATATGCAGTTGAAGAAGTTACTTATCTTTGGCGTGATAACCCTAAGTCTGTAACGAGAGATAAGAATAGTCCTGAAGGAGATTTCTTTAGGAAAGCGTGGTTTCTTTTTGTAAAGAGTCAAGTATATGGAATATTAAAAATTATTGAGTTAACTGGCGGAATTAATCCTGGTTTATTAGCTTACACCTTTAAAAACGTCTATGACCAAATGATGGTAGCTATGTTTAAAGAAGAAGATTTAAGTATAGCAAAAGAATCTTTAGCCATTCTAAAAGACAGCGAAGAAGTTCAAAAAAATTTTGACGATCCTGTTTTTTGGAAAACTATTTCAAGCTGTTTGATGGCTTCAATAATTACAGATGAAAATGAGTTAATTTTTTATAAGATGAGATTTCCAGAGTGGTTAAATGAATATGTTGTAAAGGAGAAAAAAGATGTGCGAGATATTTATCGTTAATGGCGCGCCTTGTGCAGGAAAAACAACATTTGAAAATTACGTTGGAGAATTTATTGGAAAGAATAATTGTCTAATTATTTCTACAATAGATCCTATAAAAGTTATCGCCGCAGACCTAGGCTGGGATGGTTCCAAAACTCCTGAAAATAGAAAGTTTCTATCAGACTTAAAAGATATGCTAACAGCATGGAAAGATACTTCTTTTAAAACTGTTACTGAATTGGTTGATACTTTCCTAAAATCTGCAAAAAGAGAATCTGTAGTTTTTATAGATTGTAGAGAGCCGAAAGAGATTGAACGCTTAAAACAATATTATAATTGCAAAACTTTACTAGTGCGGCGCGAAGGTCACGAAGAGAAAATTTCTAATCATGCAGACGCGGAAGTAGAAAACTATAACTATGATATAATAATTGAGAATAATGGTACTAAAGCAGATTTAATAGATTTAGTAGCTAATTTTATATTAAACAATGTATATAAAAAAGAGCCGGCTTAACCGGCTCTATTCTTCTTCTAAATCTTCATATGAAGTCGTATCTATTTCCCACTTACATATTTCGTTATATAATAATGAGGCATAACTATTTCCATTAAAAATATTAGTATAAATTTCATAGGTTTTGTCTGCTGTTCTTCTTTCATATAAAGGAAGTTTTTTCTCAGCATGATATTTATAGTAAATAGTTTTAATTGTATCTCTACACTGTTGTTTACTAACTTCTTCTAAGGCTTCAAACTTAAAAAGAATTAATTTTAGTTTCTCTTCTATAGCTTGAATATCACTATTTTGAGCCTCATTTTCTTTCTTTAATTCTTCCGTATTTTTCTTAAAGAGGGTTTGAATAAAAGAGCGTCCCCCTTTAGACATTAAAGTAAGTAAAGTTATTGCAGAGATAATACACCCAAGAATGGATGCCATGTCTTTTATAAACAACATTATTTTTACCCCACTCATTTTTTCACAAATAAGTGGGGTTTTGTTGTTTACTTTTCAGTTTTTTGTTGTCTATAAGCTATGTCATTGTGGAATTTAGTCTTTGCAAGATACTTGTCTTGAGTTATATCACTAAATTTTTTTATTGAATCTATGTCCCAGTAAGGGATACAATAAAGTGATATTTTTTTAGAAAGACAATACGAAATTTTTCTTCGGTCTCTTTCTTGAGCCTTTGTAAAGTCAGACCTATTCTTATAGAAAACTTTTGTAAAGACGTAATGCTGTTGTCCGTTAGCCTCAAGCATTATCTTCAAATCAGGTAAATAAAAATCAAATCTATATAAACCATTATAACAATCTTTAAACTGTTTTTCTCGTTCAAAAGGAATCTTTTCTTCTATAAGAATCTTTTGAATCGTCTTTTCAAGGGAACTTGTTTTTCCCATTATTTTTCTCCAAAAACTCTATACCAATCGGTATCTCTTGCCGTGAGGTCTGGGCGCCACTGAATAAAACGAGGATGACGAATACCGCCCGTTTTCATTACTTCCATACCAGAAATTTCAGCTACCTTACCTTTATATTTAGTCCAATCAGACAAAACTTCTTCTGTCATACCACTGAGAGACCCGATCTCAACTACCTTATCATCTTTTCTTATTCCAAGAATTAAACTTCCGGCCCATCCATTCCAGTATGGTTTTGTAACAGGCTCGATAGCCTGACCATTATAATAATCTTTATAATAGTCTCCTTTTAATTTTTCTCCTGTTCTTACATTTTCCCAATAAGGCCAAGTTTCAATTTCTTTTCCAGTATAGTTGCGCGTAGGAGGATTCGCTCCAATAATTATTGCATCAATATTTTCTTGAAGCTCCTTTTTTACTTTAAACGTCTGGCGCGCGGGTCGCTTACCTGGCTGATAACAAGTTTTCTTTTTGGTAATAACAACACCCTCTCCACCTTCTGCAAGAATAACTTGGAGTTTATTCCAAAGTTCTTTCCCTTCATAGTATTTTGCCCATTCGTGATATTCTTCACCATAGGCGCGCCAGCAGCCAATAAGTTCTTCTACTCTATCTTCAATATTCATTTTGAGGTAGGACTTATTGTCATAAGCTAGAATATCAAAAATATAGTAGTGAAGCTTTTCACCAACTTCCTGACGCTTAATAGCCTTTTCCTTTAAACATCCCATTATAGAGGTTACATTATTAGAACCCTCTTTATTAGGAAAATAAATTTCTCCTAATAGACAAGTTCCATTTGGGAGTTCGTTGAAGAATGAATGAAGTTGAGGAACCCACTCAATTTTATTGAGATAATCACCTTTTACACTTTTTGAACGACCAAGAAGCTCCATATTACCATCTTCATCTTTAACAAATTTATAAAAAGCCCCATCCATCTTTCTTGCGCCAACATATTCACCACTGAAAATAGCGTTATGAATTTCTTGCTTTTTCCTTTCCGGAGCATAAGATGAGGGCGGCGTCCAATAGCGCTGTGGTTCAAGATTATGAAAATCAATACCATTAATAAAATTTTTCATTTTCTTTATCTCCTTTTTTATTCTAATATTATTATATAATAAATATGATAAAAAATCAAATTTTGTGCAAATTTGAAATTTAGTAATAATTTTGATATAATTATTATATAAATAAAATGGAGGTTGTCTATGAATGTTTTATATTCTGTTTTTTAGTAGTGTAGTTGTTGGTTTTTTTATTGGAAAAATTATTTTTAAAGTAGCTTATAGAGATATTGTTAAAAAAGATACTGAAGCAAAGATATTAAAAGAATGTACTAACTTAATAAAGAAACAAGAAATTGAAAAAGAAAAATTAAGTAGTATAAAAGAAGAGATTTTAAAAGAAGAATCTAAATTAAATCAAAAAATAGATGATAGTTCAATTATACTAAGAATAAAACAAGATGAATTAGAAAAAGAATATAATAGAAAAAAAGAAAATTATATAAAAGAAATAGAAGAAGAAATTGAAGACTGGGCGCGCAGTGCTCAGGAAGCCGCAACGATTAATAGAAATTATAAAATAGAAGAATTTAATGAAGAAATTATTAATAAAGAAAAAGAATTAAATAATCTAAAAGATGAAATAAAAGACTTTCAGGCTAAGCGTGAAGTTATAAATCAAGAAATTCTTAGACAGCGCGAGATGGAAGAAAAACAAGACTTTTATAAGATTCAAATTGATGAAGCTTCTAAACAAGATATAGCCTTTCTTCTTTCTATTATAGATAGGTTTAATAATAAAGAAATTATATATAAATTAATTTGGTCAGAATATATTCAAAGACCATTTAAAAATATGTTAGATAGAGTACTATCCAATAAAAATCCCAAAAATGTTATTTATATGATTAAAAATATGGACACAGAAGAAATTTATATAGGAAAAACTAAGGCAGAGGTCTCAAAAAGATGGACTGAACATATAAAAACCTCACTTAATATTGGAACAATTAGTAAAACTAAAATTCATAAGGCCTTATTTAATAATTGGGATAAATTTTCTTTTACTGTTTTAGAAGAAGTTCCCATAGAAAATAATCTTGGAGATCGAGAAAAATACTACATAAGGCTTTACGAGTCAGATATTTTTGGTTACAATATAAAAAGTGGAGGATGAAATGGGTGTAATTTATAAAATAACTAATTTAATAAATGGAAAAATTTACATAGGTCAAACTGTAGTTACTGAACCCCAAAGATGGCAAGCACATATCTGGAATGCTTATAATAATCCAACTAACGACTGTATTTATTTATGTAATGCTATTAAAAAATATGGACGTGAAAATTTTAAAAGAGAAATACTAGAAGAAGTAGATACTTTAGAAGAATTAAATAATAGGGAAATTTTTTATATTCAAAAATATAATTCTACCGATCCAAAAATTGGATATAATATCTGTTTAGGCGGTGGAGGGCATACTAAGTATTCTTCAGAGGAAATATTGAAGTTATATAAAAGTACCCATTCTATAGCACAAGTTTCAAAAATTCTAGAATCATCGAAAGACACTATATCAAAAAGACTTCGTGGAATGGGAATAGAAACTTATAATAAAACAATAAATCAATATTCATTAGATGGTAAACTTATTGCAACTTTCTCAAGTTTCTCGCAAGCTAAAGAAAAGACCAAATTGCCACTCCCACACATAGTTCCTAAACATAATTTTTCTCATGGATATTTCTGGGTTTATGAAAAAGATGATAGGACAATAGAAGAAATAATAAAAAACTATAAAAAAAGTAGTTACTTAACAAAAAAAATCCAACAATATGATTTATGTTGTAATTTTATAAAAGAGTTTAATTCAGCAGCTGAAGCTTCAAGAGAATTGAATATAAATGTATCTAGTATTAAAAGTGCTTTAAATGGCAAACAATATACCGCTGGTGGTTATTTGTGGCATAAAGCGGATAATTCTATTTGTAGTATAGAAGAAATGTATAATAACTATTTAATGTCATCTTGTTGTTGTGAAATAGAAGAAATTGATATTTATGGTAATGTTATTGGTCGATATGAATCATCTGGAAAATTTGAAAAACAAATGAATTGGAGTTATAATTGTGTTAAATTAGTTTGTGATGGAAAGAAAACTCACACACACGGCAGAATTTTTCGCTACGCAAACCCAGATAAAAGAAAATTATTAAACGAGAGGATTGGATAAATGGAATTATCAAAATTACAACAGGAAATAATTGACGCGCCCTATAATAAAATTGTAGTTATTTCTTCAGCAGCTTCAGGAAAAACGCGAACAATGACAGAAAAAGTTCGTCAACTTCTGCGCGCTGGCGTAAATCCGAAAGAAGTTGCTGTCATTACATTTACTAATATGGCTGCGAGTGAATTAAAATCAAGACTTGGAGAAGATTATAAAGACGGACTTTTTGTAGGCACCATTCATGCATTAGCAAATTATTTTCTTCTTTCTTCAGGAATTAAAACAGATAAAATTTTAAATAAGGAAAAGTTTGATGAACTTTTTGAAATGGTAGATGAACATAGGGAATGTATTAAACCTATTGAATATTTATTACTTGATGAAGGACAAGATACTGACGCCCTTCAATTTAGATTTTTATTTGAGATAATAAATCCACATTCCTTTTTTATCTGTTCTGATCCAAAGCAGTGTATATATGGTTTTAGAGGTAGTAGACCTGATCTGTTGTTGAAACTATCCCAAGAAAGAGATGTTAAGGTTTTTGACATGAATGAAAATTATCGGAATGGCGCAAATATATTAAATTATGCTAAAAAATTAATTGCTCCAACAGGACTAATTGACACTTCAATTTCAAAAAGTCCTTATAATGGAACAGTAACTGAAATGAGTTATAGCGAAAGTGCAATTATAGGAAAAATTCAAGGCGCGCGCAACTATGGAGACTGGGCAATTTTAACAAGAACCAACTATGAAATAGATAATATTTCTTATGCACTAAAAAGAGCAAATATTCCTTTTGACACTTTTAAACAGGGTGACTTATCAAAAGAGGAATTAAATTCAAGAATGAGTAAGAATACTGTTAAACTCTTAACTGTACATAGCGCGAAAGGATTGGAATGGGATAATGTTATTGTTACTGGAATGAGATATTTTAATTCAGAAGAGAGAAATGTTTGTTATGTGGCCGCAACAAGAGCAAGGAAAAATTTGTATTGGATGAGGAGTAGTGTTAGAAGAAGAGGAAAAAGTTTCGGTAGTTAAAGAGAATTGAAAATAAAAAGAAAGAGCCTGGCGTAGTTAGCGCCAGGCCTTATTTTTGGGGGTATTTTAAATTTAAATATGAATATTGTACTTATTAATTTACTTCCTTTAAGTATAATAAAACATAAAGTAAGCAGTACCGTTCATGTTCTGATAATGATGTAAATATCCTCCAGAATACCATGCATAAAAGTATGCACCCATTCCGTGAGATTCGCCGCCCTGAGATACGTAATGCCCTCGGATTTCTACGACATTATTTATTGTATCATTAAATCCAAAGTCTGAAAGTAAAACATCGTTTGTACTGCCGGATAAAGCACTATAGTAAAAGCAGAATACTTTAATTGGTCTCTCGTCAATCCAGATATTCCCTGTTGGTACAGATTCTCGGTTCTTATATTCAAAGCCGCCACCGGATCAACCACCAGAATACTTAATACCATA